CAAGCGCACGACCTGAAGATGGCCGAGCTGCAGATGAACCGCGAGATCGAGATGCTGAAGATGGCCAACGAGCAAAACCTCAGCCTGGAAACCATCAAGGCCAAGCTGGCCGACACGGCAATCAAAGAACGCGGCAAGAAAGAGCTCTACGCCGCCGAGCAAAACCTCAAAATGACCATGGGCTCAGGCATCTGACCCGACAACTGAAAGGAAACCATCATGGCCAGCATTTCCGCAACCATCAGCCGCGACGTATCCCCCGGCGCCATCATCGTGACGTGGGCCCTTGGCAACGCCGACCAGGGCTTGCCGTTCAACCTGTCTTCGGCAGCCGACCTGACCTGCCACACTTTTGGCACGTTTGGCGCGGCCACGATCACCTGGCAGGGGTCCAGCGACGGCACGAACTGGCACCCCATGACCCAGAAGGGCGGCACGTCCAACATGGCCTACACCACGACTGGCAATCACACCCCCAACGAAATGCCCCCGTTTATCCGCCCGATTTCGTCTGGCGGTACGGGCACGGCGATCACCGCGTCGCTGTGCATCTTCCCCCGCTGGATCAAAAATCAGATGTAAAAATGGGGTGTTGCAAAACGGTCACTGCCGCGCATACAATCTCGGCAGGGACCTTGCGTCCAAAATAACACAGCCGGCCAAAGAGCCGGCTTTTTGATGGCATGAACGATTTCACTACACCAACCTGGCACTTGCTGCGCAAATGGGCTGAGACTCAGCTCGAAAGCGCGCGAACCAAAAACGACGCTGTCGGACTCTCCGAAATCGAGACAGCGGCGTTGCGTGGTGAGATTCGTATGCTCAAAAAATTTCTCGACTTGCCGCAAGCGGCAACTCGGGGTGTGGTGGTTGAGCCGGATGAGTAATCCCGCTTGGCCGTTTGAGTGAATCGCCTTCGGGCGATTTTTTATTGGAGAGCAACGTGGATGAAGAACAACTGTCTCAGGATGAGGCACAACAAGTCTGGAACGAAGAAGCTGCAAAGTTAGATGCCGGCGATCAGCCCGCAATCGAAACACAAAGCATTGCGCCGGAAACGCCGCAAGACACTGAGGTCCAACCCGAAGCCAAACCCGAGCAAGTGGTCGATCCACTGGCTGGTTTACCAGATGAAGTGAAGCAGGCCCTGGCCAAGATTCCTCAACTGGAGCAAGCCAATGCTCAACTGCTGCACCACGTAAAGACTGCCGAGGGTCGCGTGGCTGCCATGCAGCGTGAGTTCCAGCAAAGCCGTCAGGCCGCCACCGCGGTCAATGATGCGCCGACGCAGGGACAAATGTCTGCAGCGGCCAAGAACCCCGAGAAGTGGGAGCAGCTCAAGCAGGATTTCCCCGAGTGGGCATCTGCGATGGAGGAGTACGTAGGAGCTCAGCTCCGCGGCATGCCGTCGAACGGCGTCCAGGCCACCCAGGTCGTGGACTATGTTCAGGCTCAGCTTGCCCAGCAGCAAGAGCAAATACGCTACGCCATCGAAGAGGCGAAAGTCGAGGGCAAATACGAGGATTGGCGAACGACGATTAACACGCCGGAATTCGCACAGTGGCTCGCTATTCAGCCCAACGACGTTCGTGCTCTTGCAGACAGCCAGTCGGGCCGAGACGCCATTCGCATGTTGGACATGTTCCACACCGTGAAGGCGAGACCGGCATCGGAGATCAGGCAAGAGCGCGGAGCACGTCTCGCTGCAGCCGCGACGACCCGACCCGGTCAGACACCGCCGCCCAAGACATTGGACGACATGTCGCCGGAAGAACTTTGGAACTACGAAGCTAAGGTGCGCGAAAAACAAAAAGCGCAACGAGGCTACTGAAACAACCCATCCGTAAAAGGACCTTGAAATGGCTATTCAAAATTACTCCACCGTAGCATCGCGGAACTTGATCCGCGCCGCTCAAGGCATGCTGGAACATGCACAACCCATCACCGTTCTGGGCGACTTCGGTACCCAGCGCGAGATGCCCCAGAACTCGACTGACACCCTGGTGTTTCGTCGTACTCTGCCCTTCGGTGCCAGCACCGCAGGCACCACGATTGAGAACTCTTCTCGCTACGTGGGCACCCCTGACATCACTGCCTCCAACTTCGTGTTGGCCGAAGGCGTGACACCCAACTCGAACACCATTTCCTTCCAGGACGTGTCTGTTCAGTTGCAGCAGTACGGTGTTCTGTTCAAGTACAGCTCGAAAACCGAGCAACTGTACGAAGACGACATCCCCGGCGAGATGGTCAAGCTGACTGGCGAAACCCTGGCCGAGGTGATGGAACTTGTTCGCTACGGCGTGCTGAAGGCCGGCTCGACTGTGATCTACGCAAACGGCTCCAGCCGCTCTGCTGTGAACACCGCGATCAGCCTGAACGCCATCCGTAAAGCCGCACGTACCCTGGAATCGAACCGTTGCCGCCGTGTGACCAGCCGCCTGGCTCCTGGTGTCAACTTCGGTACCCGTGCCGTGCAGCCCGCCTACGTGGTGTTCTGCCACACTGACGCTGTCAGCGACATCCGTAACCTGCCTGGCTTCACCCGCGTGGAAGAGTACGGCAGCTTCAAGCCCATTCACGATCGTGAAGTTGGCGCCTGCGAAGACTTCCGCTTCATCAGCTCTCCGCTGTTGAAGTCCTTCCTGGCTGCCGGCGCTTCGGTCGGTTCCTCGGGCATGCTGTCTGTTGGCGCATCGAACGTGGACGTGTACCCCTTCATCGTCATCGGTGAAGACGCTTGGGGCCAAGTGGCTCTCAAGGGCATGTCTGCCATCAAGCCTGTGGTGCTCAAGGCATCTCAGACCAACCACGCCAACCCGCTGGGCCAGTTCGGCTACGTGGGCGCTTCGACCTGGTTTGCAACCGTGCGTTTGAACGACGCCTGGATGGCCCGTATCGAAGCCGGTGTGACCGCCCTCTAATGACCAGGGGTCGGAATTGAATTCCGGCCCCGTCTAACGAAAGGATCACACTATGTCTGAAAGCATCAACCAACGCGTCAATCGCTTGGCTGACGGGATTGACCGCCAAGAACTGGCGTTCATTCTGCAGTCCATCCTGACCGATTTGACCGCGCTGAAAACGGCTATGAACGCCCACACTCACGGTGGCATCTGGTGTCGCCAACGGTAGCTCCATGGGCACTCTCAACACCACTGCATAAGGAACCTCAACATGTCGTACAACATCGAACAAGCAAACAGCGGCTTTCTTTCGCTGACCGCCGCCGGGCTGGCTGCAGGCACCAACACTGGTACGTTCAAAACGGCCAACACGTTGACCTTCACCAACAACGGCATTTTCAAATCCAAGTCTGCCACCGACAACCTGACCTTCAGCTCTGGCCACACGGCTCTGGCTGCCAGCCAGGCTTGTCTGTTTGCGGTTTGGGTGAACGCCTCCGGCACGATCACGACCACTCAAGGTCCGATCCAAGCCGCTGGTGACCCCTGCCCGGTGCCTACCGCGGCTGCTTCCAACGTCACGTTGGTCGGCCTCATTAAGGTGACCACCAGCTCGTCTGGCGCGTTCACCCCCGGCACCACTGGCCTGGGCGCTTCCGGTGTGACCGCTGCTTACAGCGATTGCATGGACATGCCCGGCTCGGCACAGTAACCCGTTGCCATCCTCTTCTTGATCGAAGAGTTTGCAGGCCGCCTTCGGGCGGTCTGCTTTTTGGCATTCAGATTTATCAACCCCTGGAGAAAATGATGGCAAGCAAAAAGAACAGTGTCCAAGGTATGGAAATCGTTGACGACGAACCCGTCATCGAGACCGTTGCCGAATCCCGTGATTTCAGTCAGCTCGCGGCTGATGAGGCGTTTATGAACGAGCTTGTGACCATCATGGTCCACTCGACCACTGACGAGAATCAACCCAACCATGTCGTTGTCAACTGCAACGGCATGAACCAACCGATCGTGCGAGGTGTGCCCACTTCCGTGCGTCGCAAGTACGTCGAAATCTTGGCTCGCATGAAGGAGACCAAGTACACCCAGGTGACCCGCAACCCCGCGGCGCCTGACCAGATCGACATGATTGCGCGCCACGGCTTGAGCTATCCGTTCGACCTTGTTGAGGACAAAAATCCTCGCGGCCGTGCCTGGCTGCAAAACGTGTTGGCTGAGCAAGCCTAAGCAAGAGGCCCCGCATGAATCTGCTTCAACTTGTCAACCAGACCCGCATCGAGTGCGGCGTGTCTGGCCCTGCGCTGGCAACAGCCCAGAGCCAGTCCGGCGAATCGGCTCGAATCGTCGCCTGGGTGCAGCAAGCCTGGATCGACGTGCAAACGTCGAAAGAGGACTGGCTGTTCTTGCGGGAGCCCTTCACTTTCAACACCGTGGCCAACCAGTGGCAGTACAACGCTGCCACCGACTGCGGGCTCACTGATTTTGGCAACTGGAAGCGCGATAGCTTCCGGGCCTCGACGGTGGGCAATGACTACAAAGACGAGCAACTGTTGAACTACATGGAGTGGACGACGTACAGAAACCTGTACCGCTACGCCAACATGCGCAACACGAAGGCCCGCCCGGTGGTCGTGTCCATCACTCCCGAAAAAGATTTGGCGTTTGGCTCGATCCCGGATCAAGCCTACGTGATCGACGGCGAGTACTACACACAACCTGTCAGTCTCACGGCTGACACTGACAGTCCTGCTATACCGGCACGCTTTCACATGATCATCGTCTACCGGGCCATGATGTACTACGCCGGCTACGAAGCCGCGCCCGAGGTGTTGGCCCGCGGAGACTTTGAGTACCGTCGCCTGTACGCGCGCATGGAGATCGATCAACTGCCGACAATTGTCAGTGGCGCACCGTTGGCATAAGGGAACACCATGCCAGCAATGCCGCCCGTCAAGTACAACCTGATCCAGCTCCAAGGCGGGCTGGACCTTGTCACTCCGACGTTGTCTTTGCCGCCAGGCGTTGCCCGTGACTCGGTCAACTTCGAGGTGTCCATCACCGGTGGCTACAGCCGCATTCCAGGCTATGAGCGGTACGACGGCCGGCCCAACCCTTCCGACGCCATCTACAACTTGCTGACCGTGGCCAGCGCCAGTGGCTTGGCCGTGGGCGATACCATTACCAACCTGGCCACCACAGTCTCGGGCGTCATCATCGCCATCGAGTCCACCACCGTGGTCTACACCAAGGCGGTGGGCGCGTTTGTGCAGGGCGACAGCCTGTACGTCGGCGGCGTCTTGAAGACCACAATCGCAGCCCTGGGCGGCA